TTGAAACTAATGATTTTAATAAGGAGAAATAGTATGAGCGAAAATATTTATAAGTATAATAATGAAGAAATTAAGTATAAGATAAAGTCTTATGTTAATATGTCAGATAGAATTAAAATCATCAAAAATACTACAAGACTTTGCCTTATAGATGATGATTATTTTTCTTGCCTTAAAGATATAGCTTTTGATATTGCACTTATTAATGTTCTTACAGATATTGATTTAGGTGATATGTCGATTGATGATACAGAAAATTTTATCAAAAACACTAATGTTATTGATAGTATAAAAAGTGCTATTGGTGAAAACTTTATTGAAAAGTTGAAACAAGAAACAAGTTATAATATTGAATATAAAACTGGTATTCATGAAGATAGTGTAAGTAAGAGTATTTCAAACTTCTTTAAGATTTTGAATGAGAAAATTCATTTCGACCAAGTAAAAGCTGATACAATCTTGGAAAAATTAAATACGCTCAATCTTGAAAATCTTGATATTAATGCAATTGTAGATGCTTATGTTAAATCTGAAGAATTTAAAAGTAATAAAAGTGATTTGATAAATTCTAAAAACGAAGAGATTCGTAATCTCACAGAAAAGATTAACGAATTAGTAAACAATTATCAAAATCAGCATTTAAAAGTTTTAAAGTAAAGGTTATTATATGAATTTTAAAAATCTAAAAGATTTAGAAAAACATTTAAATAATCAGATGAAAGATACTTTGTTGCAAGTCAAAGAAGAAGTTTATTCTATTATTGCAGAGAAACTTTTACAATATTATGAAGAATATACACCTGTGAAATATAAAAGAACTTATCAGCTTTTAAAATCTTTAGTAAAGACAGAAGTAATACCAACAGGTCATGGATTTAAAGCAAATGTTTATTTTGATTTAAGTAAAATACATTATAAAAACGAAAAACATTCTACTGCTGAAATTGTTAAAGATACCTTGAATGGGCGGCATGGACATTTTGGATGTAATTATATGCCAAAAGGAAAATGGACTTCTATCTGGGGTGAAAGTATGCTCATTTCAGATTTAGATGATTATGGTGTAATAGATTTAATTGTGCAAGCTTTAAAAAATAGAGGTATAGAAGTTAGATAAAATAAAGATTTTATTTTAATAAAGAAATATTTCATTTATTGCAACGAACACTCAACATTTAAGATATGTGCTGAATATGTATGTCGGCAGGTTGACAGACAACAGAAAAATCTGACAAATAAGATTAAAGCACTGGCGTAAAACCAGTGCTATTTTTTAGAAATGAGGTGATATTATGCAGAATAAAAAAAGATTAACATTTAGAAAGGTTATTACTTCTCTTGAATTAATAGAACAGATAAATCCAGAAAATCAAAAATTAGTTGATAGATTTTTGAAGAATTTTTCAACTAAGCGTTCACCAAAATCGGTATTAGTTTATAAGTCAAATTATAATATTTTCTTTTGTTATGTTCTACTATATTGCGATAATAAGTCTTTTGTTGATTTAAAGAAATTTGAAATACTCGATTTCTTTGATTTTGGCGTTACTGAATTGAAATGGAGTCCTAATCGTTTTCATCAAATGCACTCATCTTTATGTAGTCTTAGTGATTGGATTGAGAATGTTATGGACGAACACTATCCGAATTTTAAAAATATAGTAAAGAAGATTGAAAAGCCAGCTAAAGAACTTATCAGAGAGAAGTCAGTTTTTACCAAAGATGAACTTTATGGACTTATGAATTGGTTAGGTGAGATAAACAAGCCTCAAGAGCAATGTTTATTATCACTTATGATGGGTTCTGGTGCAAGAGCTGATGAATTTGCTAATTTCACAACAGACCTCATAGATGAGAATAATTTAGCTTTTGAAGGATTATTTTTAGAAACTACTAATGAAATGCGTGTAAAAGGTAGAGGTGTGAATGGCAAACGAATAAAAAGATATATTATAAAAGATGTATTCCTCCCCTATTATAAACAATGGTTGCCTATCAGAGAACAAATTATGAAAGAAAACGAAATAGAGCATAATTATATTTTTGTTAAATCTGACGGAGAGCCAGCTACTACCAGTACTATAAGAAGTTGGATGGAAAAATGGGATAAACCTTTGAGTAAGCATTTTTATCCTCATTCTACAAGACATTATTGGTGTACTACTTTATTAGCAGCAGGGCTTGAAGCCGAATTGGTACAAGAATTGCAACAATGGGGTAGTTCAGAAATGTTGAATATATACAATGATGCAACTGCTAAAGATAGAAAATGGAAAGGTCTTGCAAAACTTAGAGCAGAGTTAGAAAAAGAAAGTTTTAGCGAAGAATTGAATAAAATTCAAGAGTCAAATAATAATTAAGATTGCACCTATAATCAAGTGCAATCTTGCACTTTAATACAAAGGAATGGTGTAATGGCTGATTATAATGTTATGCTCGGATTAGAGTTGGAATCTGATGCTATACAAAAAATTGAGAATAAAATAAAAAATATAAAATGTGAATCTATAAAAATTGATATTTCTATATCTGATGACAGAGTTTTAAACTTTATACAAGATTTATCTAAGGCTAACAAAGACCTTGCTAATAATTTACTTACTGTAAATAAAATAGCAAAAAACACAAATGAGCAACAAGAAAAAGCTGATAAACAAAAATTAGATTCCGCAAAGGATTTATCATATGTATATAAGCAATTAATTTCTATTCAAAAAGAAATAAATTCAGCTGATAAACAAAAATTAGATTCCGCAAAGGGTTTATCATATGTATATAAGCAATTAATTTTTATTCAAAAAGAAATAAATTCATCAGAAATTAAACTTACTAAACTCGACAAAAATAGTAAGCAGTTCCAAGTTTTAACAGCACAAATTAAAGAATTAAAAGAATCCTATCTTAACCTTTATAACTTAGGTTTACAAATCAAGGGTTTTGACCTTAATAATAGCTCTTTCGATAAAATAAATAATTCTTTAGATAAAACAGAAAGACAAATTGAATCTATAAAAGCTTCCTTATCTGATAAAAAAGCTTCCTTATCTGATAAACAGTCATCACAAGAATTAAAAAAACAAGAACAAAAATTAATTTCCCTTGCTAACGAAAAAGTAAAATTAAGAACACAAATAACTAAATTAAGTGATGATACTTCTGAAAATCACGATAACGAACTTAAATGGTTGAAAAAGCAAATAGAGGGAGTTATAGAAGCCTACAAGGAATTAAGAATTAGTCTTAAAAAGCAACTACCTACTGAACAGTTTGATATTTTAAGTAAAAAACTTAAAGAGATTTATGACGAAGAAAATTCTACAAAACAAAGAATTGGTAGTATTAATTCTGATAAACAGAAAAAAGCAGCTTCAAGAATAGGGGAATACTTTACTTCAGGTAGCATTAGTAATGAATATAATAAAACAGTATCAGATTTAGAAAAGTTAGATAGTATTTCGCCAAAATTACAAAATGAAATTTCAAAATTAATTCAATGTTATAAAGTATTAAATAATGTTATAAATACTAATGATACTGGAAAAATTATTAAAACTTATAATGAGTTTGAAGATACTTTAAAAAAAGTCAATAATGAGTTAAAACAAGAAATTCAATTGCAAAAAATAAGCAATTCGGTATATGAACTTGAAAATAGTAAAAGACAATTTAGCAATGAAATTAATGTATGGTTATCACAAAATTCAAATGCTACTAAAAAATTCGGCTCAAGAATTAAAACTATTCAAAGTCAGTTAGAAAGTTGTAATGAAACAAGTTTAAATAGGCTTAAAGATGAGTTCAGAGATATTACACAAGAAGCAACTATAGCTGGTAAAACTGGTTTAAATTTTATTGACACTTTAAAACAAAAAGGCAAAGAATTAGCATCATATTATACTATTTCTAACAGTTTTTATAAAATAGTTGATATAGCAAAGCAAGCATATCAAAATGTTGCAAATGTAGATAGTGCAATGACTAATCTTTATAAGGTTACTGATAATACTGACGCAGAGTATTCTGATTTCTTTCAAAACGCAAAACAAAATGCAAAAGATTTAGGTGTAACTTTAACTGATTATATAACTGCAACTTCTGAATGGAGTAAATTGGGTTATGACATTAATGCTTCTTCGCAGTTAGCAAAAGTTTCATCAATTTATCAAAATGTTGGTGAGGTTGATGCGGAAACTGCTGTTAAAGATATTGTTACAGCTTTAAAAGCATATAACATAAATGTTGATGATGCTATATCAATAGTTGATAAATTTAATAAACTTGGTAATGAATTTGCAGTATCTTCAAGTAGTTTAGGCGAAGGGTTGAAAGTTTCGGCTTCATCGTTAGCGGTTGCAGGCAATGATATAAATAAGTCTTTAGCTATGCTTACTGGTGGCGGTGAAATTACCCAAGATATTGGAGAACTTGGTAACGGTTTAAAGACTATTTCTTTGCGTTTGCGAGGAATGAAGGGCGAACTTCAGGACATTGGCGAGGAATATGAAGATATTGAATCTGTTTCTAAAATTCAAACTCAGATTTATAATCTAACCGAAGGACATACAAATATTTTTAATGATGATGGTTCTTTTAAAGATACATATGATATTCTTGAATCTATATCAGAAGTTTATGATAAGTTAAGTGATACTAACAAAGCCGACCTTACAGAGATTATGTTTGGTAAAAATAGAGCTAATCAGGGTGTTGCTATTATTCAAGCTTTTCAGAGTGGACAAATTCAAAAAGCTTATCAAGCTACACAAAATTCTGCTGGTTCTGCACAAGAAGAACAAAATAAATGGTTAGATTCTATTGAAGCGAAAACAAATCAAGTAAAGTCATCATTAGAATCATTATCTACAACTATAATGAATGACAAAGTTGTTAAATTTGTCATTGACAATCTTACAGCTATAATATCTGGTACTGATGACTTAATAAAAAACATAACAACCCTACCTGTGCTTCTTACCGCTGCTACAACAGCTCTTTTAAAGTATTTAGATATTAAAAAGGGCGTTGGTCTTTTTACTGTCAATAAAGATGAGTCTGGCAATGGTGTTGGAATATCTTTATTTGGAAAGAAAACAATAGGAAAACCAGATTATAAAGTAAATCAAAAATTTTATTCAGAAAATTTTACAAAACAGCTCAATAATGATATAGCTTCTCTTACAGGTTACATTCAATCGCTTCAAAGAGGCGAACAGCAATTAAGTTCTTGGTCTGCTCATATGAATACCGCCAGTATTACGGCACAGGAATATGCAAAGACCTTGAATCTTACTAAAATAGAAGAATTTGATTTAAGTAATGCAACTGAAGAATTAAAAATAAAGTCAAGAGAATCACAAGTAACACTCAAAGCACAAAGTACTACATGGAAAGATGTTAAAAAATTAATTGAACTTTATAATGGAAATCTTGAGGACACAGTACATCTTAATAAAGAACAATTTGTAGGTGCGATAAATCAATCTAATAGTGCATTAGGGGGATATTTATCTAAGGTAGAACAAGGAAATGCTTCTCTTGCAGGCTATGCTGGTAGTTTAGTGAAAGCTACTGCTAAAACTGTTGCACTTAATCTTGCTACTACTGCTCTTGACGGCATAATTAGTGCATTAGTTATTGGTGGTATCACTTTACTTGTTAAATCTATTGACGATTATATTCACGCTTCAGAAAAAGCAGCAGAAGCAGCACATAAAGAAGCCGAAGAAGCAAAAGAACGGTTAAAAAAATCTCAAGAAGAAACTGAAACTCTTGATGAACTTATTTCCAAATATGAAGAATTAGGCAAAAAGAGTATAAGGGATAATAGTACTAATAAAGAGTTATTAGATATTCAAAATCAGATTAATGAGATAATTGGTAAACAGTATAATAATCTTGATTTAGTTAATGGTAAATATCAGAAACAGCTTGAGGTTTTAAGAAATATAAGAAATGAAAAAGCTGAAGAAAATTATAAAAATGCAAGAGAAAGTTATGTTACAGCAAAAGAAGATGCTGCTAAAGCTGTGGGCGAGAAAAACTACGGATATGATATTGCAGAATATATAAGTAGTTCAGAAAAAAGTAAAAGTGATATTGTTTCAGAAAACAAAAAAATCATTGAAGCCTTAAACAAAGCAGGATTGATTGGCAAGGTAACGAATAAATATGATGATGCTTCGCCTTATGCGTTTAAATCCTTTTCTTATGAATCTGATGAGAGTTTAAACGAGCTTGGTAAAAAAATAGGTGCGTATTTTTATAATGAGCCAAGCAAGGATTTCTTTAGTACTGGTACAGATTATGGTTTAAAATTAACTGGTGGTAACGCTGCCGATAAGCGTAAATGGTTTCAATCGGCAATAGATGTACTTGAAGAAGCTAATCTTCAAGATACAGAACTTTTTAATAAACTTAATTCAGCTTCTGCACATTATAAAGAAAAATCTGAAAGTTTTAATAATTCTGCTCAAAGTTTTATTGACAGTATGATTGGAAAAATTAGCCCTGATGATACTATTAATACTCTTGAAACTTATAAAAAATATCGTGAAAAACTCATTAAAGAGATAAAAAATAATAGTTACTATGACGATTTAATATCGGAAGGGTTTCTTAGTGATAATGCTAATGATACAAATTCTGTTGAATCTAAAGTAGATGCCTACCTTTCAACTATTTATTCTGAATATTCTTTTGAATATAAAGTACAACAAAACAAACTAAAAAATGAAGTAGAGTCTACACCTAAAATTAGTTTTGCCGAACTTGTTGGAGAAACCATTGACGAAGATGGTAAAACTGTTACAAGTGAATTTGCTAAAAATATTGATGATTATGTTGAAAAAGTAAATAATCTTCAAAATACTCTTACCATTATTAAAGAAAATGGTAAGTTAGAGAGTAAAGATTTAGTTGAACTTATTAACAAATACCCACAGCTTGCAGGCGAAACAGATAATTTATCTGAAGCTATTACCAGATTGATTAAATCTGAAAATAGTGATATTATTGAAAAATTCAATAAACAAATAGATAATCTCGATACTAAAGAATCTGTAAGTCAAATGAAGAATTATCTTAATGCAGTTCTTAAAGTTGGCGAGATAGTTGGTAATACTGATGTTAGTGTTAATCTTTCTGCCGAAACTGAAAATTTAGATAGTCTTTATAGTGTAATAAAGGAATCAAGTTCTGGAACGGGATTAACTAATGATTCTATTGATTTTATTAAAAATAGATTCAAAAATCTTGATAGTTATAACGCAGAAGAATTATTTGAAAAAACTGCAAATGGTATTCATTTAAATAAAAAAGCTTTGCAAGAATTAGAGTCCGAATATGAAAAATCTCAAAAGAAATCTATTGATAAACATTTAGAAAATTTAAAAAATAGTTATCAAGATGTTATTGATGAGATTTATAATTGTACAGATGCTACTAAATTAGCTGATTTATATTATGAAAGAAGTAAAATAGTTACTGAAATAGATAATGTGTCACAACTTGCTTCTCAATATGATGGTTTAACATCTGCTTATAATAAATGGATTAATGCTCAATCTTCTGGCGAAGAAGGAGATATGTATGATACTATTCGTAATTATATAGAAGATGCTCAAAAGCTTTATGATGAAGGACTTGTAGGCACAAACGCATTTAGAGAATATGTTGACTTGCTTTCTAATAAAGATTTGTCTGCCGCTTCTCCGACAGAAGTCAGAAAAGAATTTGAAAGATTAAAGGAAAGTATTAGTGGCACTTCTTATAAAGCAACAGATTTTTTAGCAGAAGGTTCAGATGGTGTATTAAATTTCTTACACGCATTACAAGAAGTTAATCCTGAATGGGCTAAACTCAAAGATGATGGTACTTGGGAACTTAATATTGACAATGATGATGCAGCTAAAAAATTAGGTATTGATGTTGAATTTGTAGAAAGTATGCTTAAAAAGCTTACTGATTATGAGTGGGTTGTAAATCTTAAAGGTGAGTATAGTGACCTTAAACCATTAGAAAATACTGAATTGACATTAGAAAATATAAACAACAAGATTTCTGATGCTAAACAAAACTTAGATAATTTTAAAGACTCTAACGGAAAGATTAATATTAAGCTTGAAGGTGCTAAAGAAGCTCAAAAAGAATTAGAAACTTTATTAAAGACTAAACAGGCTATTGTAGACCAAGAAAGTGGTATATATAATGTAGATACAGATATAAATAATTATATTGGTGGCTATGATAGATACGGAAATATATCTTATTATAAAGATTCTAATAGTAAGGTTGTTTCTAAAGATTATTTAACTAAGGTTACTACTATATATGGTTTAATTGAATCTCTTAATAAAAATATCAATGATAAAAAGATAAATCTTGAAATAGGTGCTGATACTACACAAGCCGATAATGCTATAAATGAATTATATGAAAATTTAAAGGGACAAAATGAAAATAAAACTGGCAAACAAATATTGGTTAGTTTAGGAATTGATACTTCTTCAAAAGATGTCTTTTTAAAATCTATTGATAATTTAATTGGCAGTAAAGATTTTCAAGATAAAATTTCAAAATTAGGTTTAGGTACTGTTGCCGTTATTGATACGGAAGTTGATGATAAGGCAGTTAAAGATTTTAAGAAAACTGATAAAGATACAGAGGGTACAGTTTATTATCATGCGGATTACAGCCAAGTTCTTGATAACCTTCCTCCTACTCTGAAAGCTAAAGTTGAACTTGAAACTGAATTTAAAAGTAATAGTAACCCCTTTATTAATATTACGAAGTTTTTTACTGGTGGCGGTTTGTTTGGAAAATCTCATGCTAATGGTAGTGATGGTAATGCACCAAGTGGTACTCATTTGGGAGGAGAACTTGGCGAAGAACTGGTTAGTTTTATAGCCAGATAATTTATTTAATTGCTGGAAAATCCTAAAGTTTGTTAAACTACAACATAATCAGAAATGATAAGTGTGAATGTGGTCGAAAGACAGAAAAAATTAACAAAATGATATAAGATGAAATATGTGATATACATGGTGACATGGTTCTAAGTATTATAAACAATGGATAATCAGCAGCTAAGATTACATTTTATGTGATAAAGTTCAACGACTATCCCTTATGGGAGTAGATTTGCAAGTTATTGGCAAATCGAAATAGTAAATATGTGAAATTATTTTTAGTACAAATATAATTTGTGTTTTATTTTTAGTTAATTTAAAATGAGAGGAGGAACAAAGTGCTTATAGAAAATCAATACAGATTATTGTAATAATAAAAATATTACATTATTGAGGATTCCTTATTGGGATTATCTTAATATAGAAAAAATCTTAGATAATAATTTAATTTCACATAAAGATATAGTCTAATCTCATAGGAAACTATGAGGGGTGTTGTACCCTGTTTTATATAGCGAATAAAACAAAATATAAATGTGTTAGAGGAAACAACTACTTTACTATTGGTAAAGATTCGGCGGAATTTTTTAAGTATAGACGAAATGACATAATTTTTTCTGTGAACCAGACAAAGCAACTGCTTGAAAATGGTAAAATAACCAGTGGTAAAAAGCGTGGCAAAGCATTTGCAAATGGTAATTCAACTGGAAAGGGTTTAATTACTTATAAAGGTAATGTAAAAACTAAAGCCAGCGGTTCATCATCAGATAAAGATAAAGACAATAAATCTGAAAGCAAACAAGTTTTTGATTGGATAGAAATTCTTCTAAAAAGGCTTGAAAATGCAATATCTAAATTAGATGATACAGTAAATAATACATTCAAAACATGGAATGAACGCACAAAAGCACTATTTAAAGAGCAAGCAAACATTCGTAGCGAAATTGATGTTCAAAAATTAGCACAGTCAAGATATACAAAAGAAGCTAATTCAGTAGGTCTTTCAGATTATTGGAAAAATAGAGTAAACAATGGAACTATTGATATTTCTACTATAAAAGATAATGATGATTTAGTAGAAAAAATTCAAACATATCAACAGTGGATTGAAAAGGCTAATGAATGTAAAGATGCCGTATCTGAGTTGAATAGTAAGTTATCAGAGTTAGCAAAGACTAACTTTGATAATGTAAGTACTCAATGGGATACGATATTAAGTAAATTTGAGCGTAAAAAAAATGATATTGAACAAAGTATATCTCAAAGTGAAACTAAGGGATATATTACAAGTACAAAATATTATTCAGTATTAACTTCTAATGAAAGAGCTAATATTATTGATTTGCGAAAAAAGGAACAACAACAGAATGTTGCTTTGAATGATGCTGTTAATTTAGGTAGAATTAAGGTAGGTTCACAGGCTTATAATGAGATGAAAAGCCAAATTGAAGAAACCAAATCTGCAATTAAGGAATCACAGACTGCAATTTTAGAATACAATAAATCTATTCGTGAAGCCAACTGGAGTATTTTTGATACAATACAAGAAAAGATTTCTGCAATAGCTGACGAATCAGATTTTTTAATCAATCTTATGGATAGCGATAAGTTATATGACGATAAAGGTCAATTAACTGACGAAGGTAATGCTACTATGGGTTTGCATGGTATGAATTATAATGTTTATATGGAACAATCCTCGAAGTATGCAAAAGAGATTAAAAAGATTGATAAAGAACTTGCGAAAGACCCTTATAATCAAGATTTATTAGAGCGCAGAGAAGATTTGCTTTCTAAACAAAGAGAATCTATTTCGGCAGCTGAAAGTGAAAAAGACGCTATTAAAGACATGGTTGAAGAAGGTGTTAATAAAGAATTAGATGCCTTACAAAAATTAATAGATAAACGAAATGAAGCCCTTGAATCTGCCAAGGATTTATATGATTATCAAAAGAAAATAGCAGAACAGACAAAAAATATTACAGACATTCAAAAACAATTATCAGCTTATGAAGGTGATACATCTGAGGAATCAAAGGCTAAAATTCAAAAGCTTAAAACTGATTTAGAAAACGCTCAATCAGACTTAAAAGATTCTGAATATGATAAATATGTTTCAGACCAGCAAAAAATGTTAGATAATTTATATGATGATTATGAGAAGATTTTGAATGAAAGGCTTGATGATGTTGACGCCTTAGTTAGTGATATGATTGATAACTCAAATAAAAATGCAGATTCAATTATTAATACCATTCAAAATCAATCTAAATATGTTGGATATACAGTTTCTAAGTCTATAACGGATGCATGGAATAGCGGTATGCCTTTGAGTACTTATAAGAATGGGGTTACAAATTCATTAACTGGAATAAAAGGTTCACTCGAAGTTATTAACGCTAATATGTTAAACGCTATTAAAGTAGCAAATGATAACGCCAATCGTAATATGGGCATACTTCCTGATTATGGTTTCTTCCAACAAGGTGGAAATATGTCAGGCAGAGGTGATAATTCTAAAGATATAAATAATAACATTATTGCTCGAATGAGATATTTTGGAATTGACACAAAATATGGAGCTTATTATTGGCAAGCCTCTGGATTAAAAAAGAAGTATGGTGAGGATTGGAAAGGTTATGCTAATGTAAAGCAAAGAAAAGCATTACTTGAATGGATGAAAGTCAACGGTTATGCAAGCGGAAGTGCTTATATTAATTCTAATCAATTAGCTTGGACTCAGGAAAAAGGGCAAGAGGCTATTATTAGACCTTCTGATGGTGCAATACTTACACCTCTATTTAGAGGAGATGGTGTGCTTAATGCTGATGCTACAAAAAATTTGTATAGCCTAACTAATGACCCTACTAAGTTTATTAAGGATAATTTTAAACTTAATATTCCTTCAATTCCATCTACTTCAAACGGTAATACTTTTAATAATGATATGTCTTTTGAAATTAATTTACCAAATGTAACAAATTACGAACAATTTATTTATACTATGCAAAGAGATAAAAGATTTGAAAAAATTGTACAATCTATGACAACAAGTAGGGTGATTGGTAAATCAAGCTTAAACAAATTTACGATTAAATAATATAATATTGGCAGAATAAAATTTGGTTTTTATTCTGCCTTTATTGTTTTATTTGGAGGTTTTATGGACGATAATAAACGAATAGAGATATTAACTAAAAACAATAAAAGACTTATTGAAGAAAATGATAAGTTAAGAAAAAGAATTGAAATTTATTCTGAGGAACAAGAAAAGATAGATATTTTAAAGAGTGAATTAGAAAATATCAAAGAAATATGGACTAATGAACTCAAAGAATTAGAAGAACAAAAAAATAATTATAATATCCTCTTGAATGAGATAAGAGGTTTTAAAAAAGCTTTATTTAGCAAACCTAAAAGAAAAATATTTAAAAAGAACTAATTACTTTTATCCATAGGAGGTGTTTCGTTTGAGATTTGAAGATTTTGAATACGATGGAAAACAATTAAGTGATTTAGGTTATATGGTTTGTGAATTTGGCACTAATGGTGTTAATACAGTAAAAGGTGCAAACATTAATCTTAGTACTGTTTCAAATTCTTATGGAACTAAAAATTATTTAGTTAATTCAAAATATGGGAATATACTTGAAGATACATTTCAAATTTGTAAAAATACTTGTAATAATGAAGATATGGAGATTACTGTTGATGAACAAAGAGAATTGGCAAGATGGTTAAATAGAAAAGGTTATCATAGCTTTAGATATTTGACTTATGATTATTTAGATTTTTATTTTGAAGCAACTTTTAATATTAGTTATATTGAAGTAGGTGGAAAAATATATGGATTGGAGTTAGAGATGACAACTAATAAGCCTTTTGCATTAAATAAGGAAAAAGATTATGAACTTGAAATAACAGAAGCTAATCAAATTGTAGTTTTAATTGATGAATCTGATGATGAAGGTTGTATATATCCTCATATGAGAATTACAATAGGAAACATAAGTGGAGATTTAAAAATATCAAATGAAGTTGGAGATAAAATTGAAACAACCATAATTAAAAATTGCACAGCAAATGAAGTAATAACTGTTGATTATCCTATTATTTATTCTTCTATACTCTCTCATAAGGTACATAAGGATTTTAATTGGAAATTTTTTGGAATATCAAATACAAATAATGATAGAGTAAATAAAATAACAGTTTCATTACCTTGCAAAATAGAGATAGGTTATTCACCTGCCGTTAAATTAGGATTGTAAGAGGTGTATATATGAGTATTCATATAGACTTTGATGTAGCTAATAACCCTCGAACACCTACTTTTATATTGGCTGAAAGAAATGGAGATAAATTAGGTTTAATAGAATCTCAAAATATTCATATCAAAGATAGCCTTAGAGATGAATCTGAAATCACTTTTGAAGTTTATAAATATCTTGACAATAAAGAAAATTATTTATGGGATAAAATAAAAAATTTTAAATTAGTATGGTGTAAAGAATGGGATAAATGGTTTGAAATACATATTGAAACAGTTGAAACTGAAAACAATGTTATTAAAACAATAAATTGTACAGATTTAGGAACTTCTGAGTTATCACAAATTAATCTTTATTCAGTAGAAATAAATACAGAAGATGATATAGCAAGAGAAGATTATAAAATTCCTACTGTATTATACAATCCTGAACATCCCGAAGCTTCTTTATTACATAGAATAATGGAGAAGGCTACACATTATAAGATTGTATATGTTTCGCCTACGATTGCAAATATTCAAAGGACATTTTCTTTTGATGACAAATCTCTATATGATGCTTTTCAAGAGATTTCAGAAGAAATAAATTGTTTATTTATTATAAATGTTTGTTCAGATTTAGACGGAAATATTTTAAGAACAATTTCAGTATATGATTTAGAATCTAATTGTGTATCTTGTGGCTATCGTGGTGAATTTACAGATATTTGCCCTAAATGTGGTAATACAGACATTAAAGAAGGATATGGAAATGATACAAATATTTTTATAAGTGCAGATGAACTTAGTAATAATATTCAATTAAAAACAGATACAAGTTCAGTAAAAAATTGTTTTAAATTAGAAGCTGGTGATGACTTAATGACAGCTTCTATTAGAAACTGCAATCCAAATGGAACGGATTATTTGTGGTATTTTTCTGAAAATATGTTTGAAGGAATGTCAACAGAATTACAAAATAAAATCAAAAGTTATGATACTTTATATAGTAATTATCAAACAATCTATGAATATAATCTTGATAATCAAAAATTGGTTAAATATAACAATTTAGTTGATAAATATATTACTTATAAAGAAGATTTAGAGAAGATTGAAAATGTAGTTGGTTATTCTAATTTAATGAAATCTTATTATAACACTATTGATTTTTCAGGATATTTAGAGCATAGTTTAATGCCTGATGCTAATTTAAGTGATACATCTGCTTCAGAGCAGCTTGCTTTATTAACAATGGCTAACCTCTCCCCTGTTGCTGTTACAGATATATCAGTAGCTTCTAAATCTACTGTTGATAATACTGTTTTATCTGTTGCAAAGGTTATACTTGATTATAGATATGATGTTGAAATTGTATCTTCAAGTTATAGTACAAAGGGTCATATTTGGGAAGGTAATTTTAAAATTACTAATAGCTCTGATGAAGAAGATACTGCAACTGGAAATAATGTAGTCATTTATGTTAATGATGATTATGAAAAGTATGTTAAACAAAAATTAGATAAAGCATTAAAAAAATCGGATAAAGAAGATTTAAGTATTTCAGGGTTATTTAAAAAGGAATATGATGATTTTTGTAATGAATTAAAAAAATATTGTCTTAATAGGTTAAAATCTTTTGCCGATGCTTGTCAGGCTTGCATTGACATACTTATAGAACAAGATGTGTCTAACCCTAATACTTGGGCTGGAACGGATAAAACATCAAGTAGTGGAGAATCCAATCTTTATACTAAATTATATATTCCTTATCGTAATAAACTTAATGCCATTCAAAGCGAAATGACATTAAGACAAAACGAATTAGATACTATTACAGATTTACAAAATGATGTTATAACATTAAGAAATACAACTCAAGATAATTTAAACTTTGAAAAATATTTAGGAACGGATTTGCTTAATGAATTTAATAGTTTTCGTAGAGAAGATAAATATTCAAATGATAATTATATTTCTGACGGATTAAGTAATTCTGAAATTTTCAAAAAAGCTCAAGAATTTATTGATACTGCTGAAAAGGAAATTTACAAATCAGCAGAATTACAACACTCTATTTCTTGTAGTTTAAAGAACTTATTGATAATTCAGAAATTCAAACCTATTGTTGAATATTTTGAAGTGGGTAACTGGATAAGATGTTTGGTTGATGATGTTATTTATAAACTTAGACTTATTAGTTATGAAATTGATTTCGATAATCTTGAAGAACTATCAGTTGAATTTTCTGATTTAACAAAGATTAAAGATGGAATAAGTGATATTCAAAGTATATTATCTAAATCTAATTCAATGGCTTCTTCATATAGTTCTACTAAAAGACAAGCTAATCAAGGCGAAAAAAGTAATGAAGTTATTCGAGATTGGTTTACTAATGGATTAGACGCTACTAATGTAAAAATTATTGGTGGTGCTGATAATCAATGCCAATCTTGGGATTCACATGGTATGCTGTTTACAGAATACAATTCAATTACAGATAGTTATGAATCGGAACAAATAAAAATTATAAACTCCACTATTGCTTTTACAGATGATAACTGGGAAACCACAAAAACAGCTATTGGAAAATTTATATATGCAAATCCCGAAACGGGTACTATGGAAACTAAGTATGGTGTAAATGGCGAAGCTGTTGTTGGCAAACTTATTGTAGGTGAAAATTTGTCTATATTCAATAAAAACAATAGCTTAAAATTTAATGAAAACGGTTTGACAATTACCAATAGTACAAATACAGTATCTATTAATCCAAATAATCAATCTATTTTTACAATTAGTAACTCGAAGGGCAATGTTTTAAGTTTTGATAATAGTGGTAATGGTACTTTTAATGGTAAGGTTACAGCAACAACAGGTGAAATAGCTGGTTGGATAATTAAAGGAAATAAATTACTTTCTGTTGATGGAACTTTTTCTATTGATAGTGCAAATAATACTATAACTGTCGATGATGTTGATGGTAGAAAAACAGTAATTAGTAAGCAAGGCGTTAAATATTCATATGGAGAAAAAGAAATAGGACAAATTGGTATTCGTGGTGGTGCAAGTGGCAATTATGGTCTTACATTTGATTTAGTTGACGGAGATGCTCTCACTTGGAATGTGTATGATTCTGAAAATAAAGTATATCTTAATAAGGTTCGTTATACCGAAACAGATGGGTTTATAATACATAATAGTCTTTTTTGTGATAAGGAGATTGAATGTAGTGGAGTAAAAATTAAAACAGATAATTTTTATTTTGGAAATTATAAACTTGGATTAAATTCAATAACGATAGATGGACAAAAAATACAATATGTATCATGGATAGAAACATAAAGGAGAATGATAATTTAATGGAAGAAACAATAAAAAAACCTATCATGTTAGTGAGGGAAGATTTAATAAATACTTTAACAAAGGAGATAAACGAATCTGGTTTGCCTCCTTTTGTTATTGAGCCGATATTACAGAGTTTTTTAGAGGAAACAAAAAATGCTATGAGAAGGCAATATGAAACAGAAAAGCAACAATATCAAAATGCTTTAAACTTTGAAAAATCTAAAAAAAAGAATTGAGTGATGTTTGTGGATTTTGAAATAGTTAGAGGAACAAATATGGATATAGAGTATATTATCTACTATGAAGATGGTAGCATTTATAACTTACAAGATGGTGACAAAATAATTTTTGGTGTAAAAGAAGATGATGTAAATTCCGATAATTCTAAATACATTATCAAAAAGATAGCTACAAGTAAAGATAAAATTAATGAGGGATATGGAATTTATTTTGTACCCAGTGATACTTTAAATTTAGAACATAAAAATTACTTTTATGATGTCGGCATTCAAACAAGTGATGGAAAGTATTATATGACTACTGAATGTTCTATTTTTAAGGTTCGTAGAGCAATAACATCTAAGGAATGATTGTCAATGGAAACATATACAAAAGGACAAGTAGTAAGAAAGAAAATATATGGAAAAATATCTCAAATCAAAAGCGGTGGCAAGTCAGACCACTATACAACTACTGCAAATTATTTTGATAAACTCATCAAAACAATATCAAGAGTAGTACCTATTGTCTACGAAGAAAGCGAGGTAACAAAATGAGTTATATAAATAAGTCAGTAAGCATAAATGGCACAGAGATAGATTTTATCAAAGCATTTGCAAATGAATTAACATTAGCAGACAGCAGAATTACTTGCGAAACAGATATTGACGCAGAGTTTGCTAATGAAAATTCATCTCATTACATCACTATAATTTTTGATGTGAATAACTGCTATAAAATAAAACTCATAAGAAACACTATCATTGGTGGAAACACTTATCAATATAATATACAGACAGTAATCAATAATGTGGATAAATTAAGTGCAAACTTATTTTTTTCAAATGTTTCAAAAGGAGTAACAGATATAGCGACGAGAACATTTAACTTTATGTTAATTTCAAATGATAATACAGTAGTAATGTTATTTGGTAGTTATAATCAATCTCTACCGAATGCTTATGCGCACAATTTAATGTCGTACCACGAGCAGGACTTTAATGTTATAGCTTATAATTTAAATAGTATAGCAAGCAAATCGGAGTTTATTCGTACAGACGAAAATCATAAGGGCGAAATTTATAAAACAACTAATCGTTTGCTTTATAGTCGAGATGAAAATGTAGAAATTATAGAAAGTAAACCACTTGTGCAAAATAATATTGCAGTACACGATATGAAAAGTGTGTATGATTGCTCAAATGTTCTTGCAGGAAATATATTGATTATTGATAGCAACAGATTCTTCGCTATTGATAGCAATACATTAATTAAAATCAAGGAGTGATATATACGGATTCAAGCGTGATTTCTGCACTTATTTCTGGTGGATTGGCACTTATCGGTACTTTTGGCGGTATTTTAGCAGGTAATAAATTAACAACCTATCGTATAAGTGAATTAGAAAAGAAAGTAGATAAACATAATAATTTAGTTGAGCGAATGTATCACCTCGAAGAAAAAGCAAGTGTGCAAGAAGAACAACTTAAAATTATTAATCATAGAATTGCCGATTTAGAAAGCGAAAGGAAGTAATAATATGAAAAATAAAACAAAGGTTTGGTTTAAGGCTGCGGGTATCAGAGCAATAAAGACAATGGCTCAAACAGCGGTGGCTACGATTGGTGTAGCAGCAGTTATGCAAGATGTAAATTGGCTTGCAGTAGCATCAGCAAGTTTATTGGCTGGTGTTTTGTCTGTACTTACAAGTATAGCTGGATTGCCTGAAGTGGAGGAATAATAAATGAGCATTATAGAAGCAGCTATTTATGGAAAGATACAGAAACTTTCAGGTGATTTAAAACCATTTACCCCCGAAGAAAGAAAAGAATTAGAAGAATGTAAAAAACAGATTGAAAATTATAAAGCGCAAGTAAGTACTTATGAATCTGAGATTGCCGAAAAGAATACCCAGATTGCTGAAAAGGATATTGAGATTAAAAATAGTAAGCAAAAAGCTGATACATATGAGAGCGTTCTTACAGGCGAAGTTACAGAATTTGTCATACCAAGTGGTTGGACAGAAATTAGACGAGGTGCATTTAACGCTTGTACTAAGCTGACAAGTGTTACTTTATCTGATAGTATAACAATAATAGGGGTAACGGCATTTAACTTCTGTTCAAGTCTTGAAAGCATAAATATCCCTGATGGTGTAATAGAAATTAGAGATAATGCTTTTTATGGGTGTACATCTCTTGTTAATATGACAATATCTAACACTGTCGCAAAATTAGGAAAATCAGTATTCATCAACTGTTCAAATCTCACTAATGTCACTCTTGGTAGCGGATTTAACTGCAATGGTCTTGATTTATCACCAAGTACAAAATACAGCGTAGATACGCTTGTGGCAATGCTTACGGCTCTTGCTGACCGTACAGGACAGACAGCGTATATATTGACGCTTGGAGCAACTAATCTCGCAAAGCTCAGTGATGCACAAAAAGCCATAGCGACAAACAAAAACTGGACTTTAGCATAAAAATAAAATACGAATTTTATTGATAAAATATACCATATATAGTAATGTATTATAATTTCAAATACTATATATGGTATATTTAAGTAATTATTGTGTATTTCGTACTGTATATAGTAGATATAGGCTATATTTTGATAAACAACTCATAGATACAACTATATGTAGTATTTTAATACAAATAGAAATGGAGGTAAAAAAAATATGAAAGAAATCTGTGGTATGCTCTTTGCCGATGATAAAGTAATAGATATGGGAAGTGTTAAATATTTAGAAGAACATCCTAATCATAGAAGAGATTATATTTTAAAAAGTACAGATGTTGAAAAGCTGAATAATATAAATAATGCTGGCGAAGGTAGTGCAGCATATTGTACTGATACTGGCGATTTATATATGTTGCATATAGGTAAATGGGTTAAGCAGTAATAAAAGAGGGTGAATTTATGACAGAACAAGTTAAAAGACAACTTATAAAAGCTTTAGCATATAATCCAGAAGAAAATCGAAATGTTTTAAAAGAAAATCTTAATATTACAGATGATGAAATTGATAGTGTAACTGGTGATGAAGTTATGTCTGAAAGAAATTATTATATTGAAATGGGGTATTTACATTGAAAGAAAAATTGATTGATGTCAGCACTTGGAATGGAAACATTGACTGGAACAAAGTATACAAGTCAGGGGTTAAATATGCTATGATTCGTTCAAGCTTCGGTGTAGAAAATCCTAATCAGATTGATAATAAGTTTGTACGCAATATCACCAATGCTGTTAGAGCAGGTGTAAAATGTGGTGTATATCATTATAGCTATGCACAGTCTGCTTTCGAAGCTAAGCGAGAGGCGGAGTTTTGCTTAAAGACTATTAAAGGCTATAAGATAGATTTGCCCGTTGCATTTGATATTGAAGATTCTTCACAAACAGGTTTAGGTCGTAGAGTATGTACAGATATGGTTATTGCTTTTTGTGACACAATAAAATCAGCAGGATATAAGCCTATTCTTTATTGTAATCCTAATTGGTTACAAAATTATCTCTATAAAGATGAACTTCTGAAAAAATATGATATATGGCTTGCTAATTGGGGTGTATCTTCACCAAGCTATGACTGTGCAATCTGGCAGTATTCTGAAAATGGTTCGGTTTCTGGTATTTCTGGAAGTGTTGATATGAACTGGATTTTTAAAGATTATACAAATTCAAGCAATAACAATAATAAAAGTAGTGCGGTTAAAGTTATAAATAAAACATCATATCTTCGCTCTCATCCTTGGGTTGATGATAAGGGTGGTAGTTCTCGTAAACTTGCGACTCTTACAGTTGGTACAGAAGTAGACTATATATCCGATGATGGTTGTGGTTGGTCTAAAGTTCATGGTAATAACACTACTGGTTACATACAGAATACAAGAATTTCAAAAACAGGTATATCAGCTTATAGATATGTTGATATTAAAATACCTCTTTATAGTAACATTTCAGATAAAAAGCCAGTTACATATTTAACATCAAATGATAAATATTATTATATTTGTTCAATCGAAAGTGGTAAAAACGCAGGTTGGAGTATAATTAATGCTAATGGCAAAGATTATTATATTAAAACCGAGAATATCACATATGGCTCAAAGAGAATGAAATAAGAAAGGAATTTACAAATGACTTTGACAGAAGAAAATGGTCTTAGGATTTTAAAGCCTGATAATTTAGATAATGTTATTACAGATGTAGAAAACGAAACAATGAGAGCCGAAATTCTTTATCTCGGCTCATCTGATAGCATTGATAATTATAAAGAAATTAATAAAAATACACCTATAATATTGGATAATGATTATAGTTTGCCTATCTCCCCTACCGACACATTAGCGGAAGAACAGTTAAAGAAAATAAGTGAGGTGTATAATTAATGGATAAAAATGATTTTGAAGTTTTGCTTAATAAGATAAAACAGAGTAAGTTTATTGAAGATAAAATTGATACTTTTGGTGGATTTACAAATAAAACCGTACAATCAGATAAACTTGGATATGATTGGATTGAAGAGTATCTTGGTGATGTATTAGTTAAACAAACTTATGTGGAACAAGAAAATCCTGTTGGTGTAGCTGATAATCCATTTAATTTTACGGTTGGTGTACAACTTATACCTAATGCCTATTATATGTATAAAGATGAAAGGTATGTATATGTTGGAGAAAGTAAGATTGCAAAAAAATGGATAGCAAATGATTTTGAAAAAATTTAATATCATTTTAATATTTATTATTGAATAAAGAGGTGATAAATATCGAAACTTATACGGTAATGAAAGGTGATACTTTAAATTTTATATCTTATAAGACAAATGTACCTGTTAAGCAAATTTTAGAGTTGAATAATATTAAGGATAAAGATTGTCTTTATGTAGGACAAAATTTAAAAATAAAAGTTTAAAAGTATTGACAAGACCATATATATATGCTATATTAATAGTGTCAGGTAACGATTGATGCTTCGTTATCGGGAGGATTTAGCAATCAAAATCCGATAGATTTGTCGCTCTCCGTAAGGAGGGCGTGGATTGAAATTATTATTTTGATTTTATCAAAGTAGTAGGAGAACAGAATTTATTAATTCTGTTCTCTATTTTTTTACGCTTTAATTTAAATTTTTTATTTACTTGTACAAAGACATAAAGACATATTGTAAAAGCATATACTGCATCTTTATTCTCATTTGGATTTTCTATAGATTTATAAATAAAATCAAAAGGAATATCTGTATAAGATGAAAGGCTTAACAATTTTTCTGTTACATTTTTTCAATTATGATACTCTATGTCGTGTACGAGTTCTCTACCGTACTTTTGTCTTATAGTTTCTTTTCTCATTTTGGTTAATTTTATTATAACTTGCCTTGCAGTTTTCTTTGCTTTGTAAACATCGCTCATTTTAATACAACCTTTCTAAATTTATTTTGTATTTTCATTATAAATATTTGTACTAAAAAATATCAATAATATTTGTGATAATTTTTATGGACATTATGTAAAATTAAATTGGTTCAAATTCATTTAATAGCTTGTATAAAATTGCAAAAAATTATTATTTATACAAACCTAATCTGTATTTAAAACATAAGTACAAATTAAGCTTGTATAAATAATAAATGTGTCATTAAAGCTCTCTTTTCTTAATAATTGTTATCTTTTTTAAAATTGGTGTCAAACAGGTGTCAATCCTTATTTTAGAAATAATTTTAGTACTTGAAACTCAGTGTTTGTGGGGTTTGTATTCTTTTTAGGCTAAACCATTAACATTTGTCCTATTTTTTCATCAAGAGTCATTTTAGAAATTTCCTCGGAAATTTCATCAGTTTCTTCATTCGAGCTTTCAACTAAAGAGCTTTCTTGTTTTGAAATAAGGCTTTCTTCAGCTTTTGAGCTTTGAGAACTTTCAATAGAAGTATTATCTAAAGAACTTTCTTTTGAAGGCTCAACATTTTTAGTGTCATTCCCAGAGCAAGCAGAAAATGCACTCAATAAAATCATTACAGCCAATAAGGCTGATATTGTTTTTAATTTTTTCATTTTAAAATTCTCCTAATTTTTAATAATTTAAAGTTTATTAACTCGGTTAAAGAAATTACCGACCCTTAAAAAGGTTCGAGCAAAACTTTTATCTGTCTTGGGTACAGCGGTTCGCCGCCAATAAGCAATATTTTTTGAAATATGCATATACTGTATTTAAAGGAGTGATTTTATGTGTGGTATTGCAGGTTGGTTCGATAAAACTAATAATTTAAATAAGCATCAACATATTATCGACAATATGAGTTTAAGCCTTGCTAATCGTGGCCCTGATGAAGACGGAATCTTTATGCGAAAAAATCTTTGTCTTATTCATAGACGACTTAGCATCATAGATATAGAAAGTGGCAAACAGCCTATGACAAAAGCCTATAAGGGAAAAATCTGTACTATCGTATATAATGGCGAAATCTACAATTCGCCCGAAATTATGAGCGAACTTCGCTCAAAAGGTTTCAGCTTTTTCGGTCATAGTGATACTGAAGTTGTACTCACTGCATATCTCTGTTGGGGAACTAAATGCGTAGAAAAGCTTAATGGCATCTTTGCTTTTGCTATTTGGGACGATGATGAGCAAAGGCTTTTTCTTGCTCGTGACAGAATCGGTGTAAAACCACTTTTTTATTATGAATATAAAAATGGCTTGCTCTTTGCATCTGAAATAAAAACCTTGCTCAAAAATCCTATTGTTGAGCCAAAAATTGACGAACAGGGCTTATATGAAGTTTTTCTGCTTGGTCCTGCAAGAACATCAGGCTTTGGTGTTATAAAAGACATAAAAGAACTATTGCCCGGTGAATGTGCAACCTATAATGGAAAGGAAATTCGCAAGAAAAAATATTTCACGCTAAGAGCCTATGAACATAGGGATAATGAGAAACAAACCATTGACCATATTCGTGAACTTATTACAGATTCTATTGAGCGACAGTTAGTATCAGATGTTCCTCTCTGCACATTTCTTTCTGGTGGACTTGATTCAAGCATAATTTCCTATGTTGCATCAAATTATTATAGAAAAAATAAGCTTGACACTCTCACAACATATTCTGTTGACTACAAAGATAATGAAAAATATTTTCAGAAAAGTATATTTCAGCCGACACCTGACAGCGACTTTATAGACCTAATCTCTACTGCAATAGGTTCTGAACACAGAAATGTTCTCATTGATAATTCTGAGCTTTTTAATGCACTTTATGCCTCAACTCTTGCAAGGGATTTGCCAGGTATGACCGATGTTGATTCCTCACTTCTACTTTTCTGTAAAGCAGTTAAAAAGGATTTCAAGGTCGCACTTTCTGGCGAATGTGCAGACGAGATTTTCGGTGGCTATCCTTGGTATCATAACAAAAATATATTATTTGAAGATACCTTTCCTTGGTCACGCTCACTCGATATAAGACATTCAATTCTCAAAAATGGCTTGCTTAAAAATGGTGACGAATATGTTCGTGAAAGATACCTTGCCACCTGTCAAAGTGCTGAAAAGCTTGACGGCGAAAGCAAGCTTGATAGTCGTATGCGTGAGATGTTCAAACTAAATCTTGATTGGTTTATGCAGACACTTCTCGACCGCAAAGACCGAATGTCGATGTATTCAGGACTGGAAGTAAGAGTGCCATTCTGCGATTATCGAATAGTTGAATATGCTTATAATATGCCTTGGAAACTAAAAAGCCTTAATAACAGAGAGAAAGGTATTGTACGAAAAGCTTTTGAGGGTTTACTGCCCGACGAAATAGTCTGGAGAAAGAAAAGCCCATATCCAAAAACGCACAATCCACTTTATTTCAAGCTTGCTGTTTCCACTGTAAGAAAGGTTCTTAACGATAAAAGTTCTCCACTTTACGATATTATAGATAAAAATACCATAGAAAATATTATTGAAAATCCTGAAAGCATTACCTCTCCTTGGTATGGTCAGCTTATGAAAGCTCCACAGATTTTAAGCTATATTATTCAAACGGATTTTTGGCTAAGAACTAATAATATTCAGATAGAAATATAA